TTGAGCACTCACATACACGACAATAGAACCAATGTCGTGAATTAGGTTCTGTTTGCCGGATTCGGTTCGTTGAACTTGGCTGAAATTTTTCCAAAAGTTCGGTCTAAACTCTGTGCGTAAGTGATACTTTTGCCGAGATAAATCAGATGATAAATCTCGCTACTATTAGCCGGGACTTGAATATCAACCTTGCCTTTATAAAGCTCATCGAAGAAAGCTTTTTTCTTTGATTGATAATCGGACCGAGAACTACCCTCGATAGCAAACGAAAGAGTTATTTCCCTTTCATCGACTTTAGGATTATTGATTATCACACGTTTTCCATGTTCTAACCGGGACTTATTTTCTATAAATTCTTTCATGGGTGATGATGCCCCAAGTACATCAAGAAAGCACTCTCCCATTCTTACACCCCATGTTGTATAAGCGTTTT